TACTAAGGGCGATCTAAAGTTCTTCAACGGTACATACACTGCTGCCTATATTGCTGGCTTGAATGCTTCTTTCCCTGTTGGCGAACCCATTACTAACAAGGACATTTCAGGAATACAGGCTCTTTCGACATACTTCAAGAACCGCCAGATCCTCCAGCTTATCGACAATGGCGTTTGTACAATTGAAAGAGTCGGATCAGCTCTCAAAGTGGTTCAGGGAGTAACGACTTGGATTTCCGACGACAACTACAACAAGAAAGAAATCTCAGTTCGATTGGCAACTAACTATATTGCCAAGAACTGCAGAGATAATCTCAAGCAGTTTATCGGAAGAAAGAACTCTCCGCAGATTCTTTCAATCATCAAGGGCTCTTTGGTGCAGGTTCTTCGTGAACTTGAAAACAACGAGGTCATTGTGGGAACATTGGCTTATCCAGCTTATAGAAATCTCACATTGACAGCTACTGGCGATGTAGTTCGTGTATCATTCGAATGCTCTCCAGTTCTCCCAATTAACTATATTCTTATCGACATTCATGCAACAGTCTTTAAAGCAACGATCTAATCTAAGGAGCTATTATAATGGCTAAAGTTTATTCAGGCAATAATATACTCGTAGTTATTAAGAACAAGCCAGTTGGTTTGCTCCAGGATATGACTGCGGATGAGGATTTTGCACCAGAACCGGCTTCTGGAATCGGTGATCCTCGAGTGGTAGAATATGTCCCAACGATGTATAGAATCTCCTTAGCGGTTTCTTCAATGTCCCTTAAGAAAGATTCTCTATTCTCTGTTGGCGTATTCCCGGAAGGTATTGACAAATACTTGGCAACTGAACCCTTTACAGTTGTTGTCATTGATAAGGTGTCAAAACAAACAATTCGTCAATATAATAACTGTATCTTCGGCCGTGGAACTATTTCAGTTAGAAAGCATACGATTGTAAGTCACAATTGCACCTTGCTATCTACCGAGGCTCTTGCAGGAGATGCAGCAGGATTTATTGAAACTTCAGCTTAATAAACTTTTTAATTAAGGAGCATGAAAATAATGGCACAAAAAATTTCTAGTTATTTTGACTACACAATCGGCGGTAAACAGTACAAGATCAGATTTAAAACTCCAAAGGTCGGAGAGCAGATAGCAATAGGACAACGATTTGCCGCTTACAAGGCGGGCTTTCCGACGTTGGATGAAACCTCCGAACTTCTGGCCTATGCTTCAGCAACTCTTGATATCGTTATTGTTGACCGCCCCGCCGATCTTAATTTCGAAGATATAGACACTATTGATTGGCCTGTTCTTCGAAAGATGCTTACCGATTATCAAAACTTCGCCTTTTTTCGTGACAAGGCTCCGAGCGAAACTTCTCCGTCGTGAGCTGACGGCAGCCTCTCTTAAAGATCCTGATGTCGGAGACGACATAGAAGATTTTGCATTTCAAAAACTCAAGAAGCAAGCTAGAGACGAAGTTCAAACTAATTTGGCTCGCATTATCTATCGGGCTAAATACAATCTCCCTCCTAACGATCCTCAGTTTTTAGATCTCACCGATGAAGAAATCGTATATGAGCTGATTTTACAATCAGAATACCGTAAATTCACTGAAGACGTGCATGAAGAAGAAGAGGGGGACGACAACAAGATTATTTATAGAAATACAGATGAATTTGAAAGTATTAATAAGCGATTAGAGCGCGGCGAAGATGTAGATTTAGAATCTCTTATGACTCCGGATGAAGATTGGGAAAAAGTAGATGCCTCCTGACATCGGTTTAAATAATGCAATTAGAGAACTGACTGCAGCCATTAAAGCGCAGGCAGGTGTTGCTGCGGGAGTCGTCGGCGGAAGCAAGAACATCGTAGACCCTTCAGGCGTTCCCGTTGGCGGAAAAAATCTTAGTGAATTAATGGCAGAACAAATAGAAGGCATGAAGGAATTAACAGCAACGCTGTCCAAATCGACAAAAGATCAAAAAGACACATTTACAGATCACGCTAGAAAAGTAGAGATGATGGGCGCAGTAATGGCTGCTATTACGCCCATGGTCCAGCAATATGCTAAATATGCCGTAACACGACCTTATGAGCTATTGGGCGGCACGGCTGGACAAGTTGGCCGAGGCATGCTTGAACGCGAAAAAGATGCTGGCCAAATTGTTACAGGTATTGTTGGTCTTCTTGCGACCGCTATTGGCGGTGCAGGTGCAGGCCTTGTTGTTGCAGGATTGGGTGCTGCAGGTGGAAGTCAAATTATTGGTCGTTCGCTTTTTCAAGATAAATCAATAACAGCAGGCGCAATGCAAACAGTTGCTCAGATGTCTCAAGAGCGTATTCCTGGCTTTAGAGAGTCTGCAATGATGCAATACGGCCTCATGAAGCAAGACGTGGCGCTTTTGGGAATGGGTGGTCCGGGTGGCAGAGGAACAGGGATGGCTGCTCAATTGACTGCATTGGGTTTTACGGGACAAGAATCTACAGAACTTATTGCTAGAGCAGTTTCTGCAGGCGGTGCGCAGGGCTTTAGACGACTTGAAGCTGCTGGTGGCGCAAAAGCGATAACCGACATGGTTAATAAGGGCATTTATGGTACAGATGCTGCTGCTATAGCAGTTGCTCTTGCTACTGGTTTACGAGTAGGTTTTTCTAAGGAAATGATGGAGGGTGCCTCCCGCCGCACGGGTCTTCAAATCCCAGAAATCGCTCAAGCAGCAATGATGGCTAGAGCTCAAACCTATTTAGCTGGCCCCGCCGCAGGTAATAGACTCTTCAATATGGCTTCAAATACTCAAATGGCTAGAGATGTTGGGATGAGTGCTACTATGGGTGCTATTACTGGGGCAGCCTCTGGTGCTTCTGCTTCTGCAGAAGGTGATGAAGCGTCTTCAATGCTTTTATATCGGCAATTTTTAGAAGCAAATCCGGGTTCTACATATCTCGACTTCGTCGAAGCTCGCAGGAATAAAGAAACAGATCCAAGATGGTTGAAAACTGTAGGCGGTGCTGCTAGAAATTTTTCAGCAATGGGTCAAACTGGCAGAATTTTAGGCGGTTCGCTTCTTGGAACAAAACCGATGATGGTTGAAGGGACTGCAACGCTCATGGACCAGGCTCTTGGCGGCGGCATTGGCGAACTTACTAAAGAAAATGGTCTTGCGGGATTAGCGAAAGGCGCACGAGAATTGGCAGCCAGTGATCTAGTTACAACTCTGGCATCTGCAACTAAATTTCAAGCAAAATATGGCGAAGAAATAAAAAATACAACAGATGCTATTAAAACAGCAGCTGGTTCAGCAGCTGATTTCAATCAAATGTTGAAGGATATGGCTGGAGTAATGGATGAAATGACAAGAAATTCCTTCTCGTTGGCAATTGATGAGTGGATACGACCGTATGCTAGCGATCGAGAGGGCGATCCTGGCCAGGCTCGTAAGTCTAGAAGATAATGCAGCAAATATTAAAATTTAAAATAGAGATTTTTGACGTTAGGATGCGTTCATCGATCAGCATTGTCAATGATACTGCACTAGTGCGGAGTGTTCAAATTAATAAGGGCACAACTCTCGATAACGTTGCGACAATAGTGTTCCAGAAGAGCAAGACGTATGACCTACTTCCAATGGAGACTATTCTAAAGCTGTATAATTATGTGAAAATAGAGCTCGAAGTAAGAGAGTATAATCCAAGCAATATTGCAACAGACCCACTCGGCTCATTTACGGGTGATATGTTTTATTTTTCAGGTTTCATTCAGACGATAAGTAAGGCTTCTCAATTCGGTCAAACGCCTTCATCTGCAGTGACAATTACTATCAGTGATTATGCTAATTTGATGAAGACAACGTTCTATACTAAGAACCTTACGTTCCTCGAAATATTGAATCAAGCTGTCCCTGAATTTAGACTGATAAATTTTTCTGAGTATTTAGGAGATAAACAGAATAAGTTGCTTGATTCATTTTATTCACCAACACAAATGGGGTTTATATTCTTTGCTTTTATGTTTTTCAAGTTCATGTATAGAATAGTTTATGATGAAGACGGTCAAACTAAAAAACTAGCTGCACCCGATAGTCGTGAAATCTTTAAGAAGTTTAAAATCTATATGCCTTTTGGTTTTGATGTGGGTGACATTTGGTCGAACGAAGGAATAACACAGTCGATACTAAATGGTCAAGAGACTTCACTTCTTATCTATAAACAACTTCAAGGCGTTGCATTAGATTTGTTTAAATATCTTTATCCTGAACCAATTTTTGAATTTACGACGTACGAAACTGCAGAGTCCGTTATATTAATGATTAGATTTACTCCTTTAATGAAATTTAATCGACCAGTGCTGTCTCCAACAGCTATTTCAACCGGGGGTGTTGATCCATTTTGGTATGAGGGCAACGTTAAGGCCTATCAAGAGACTCAAATTAGTACTCAAAGTCATTCATTCGATCTTGATTCTTATAATGTCATTGAACACAGGGATTTTGGGTACGACAGAATAAAGTCGATTAGACAGACTCAGGGCGTTTCTCCCGCATATATGTTAAAACAGCATTTAGACGATAAAAATATTCTATCAATGTTAAGCGAAAATTTAAACGAAGTAAAGAATATTAGAGTTGAAGACTTAATCGCAAGCGATAGAGAGTCTGATAAGATTACAGACTTATTTTTTAATGTTATTAAGATCAACACGCAATATTTAGAGAGTCTCAATATGACTCGGTCTGCTAGTTCTGTTGTGAATGTTATTTGGACTGTTCCAACGACAGATACGGCTATTCTAAAAATGTCGGGGCGCGAATTAGTCTACGCCTATATGCAACAACGCCTTGAAGAGGTGGGCGGAAATGATGAATTTGGCAATTACGTTTATCAGCAATTTAATCCCGGTTTTAATGCTAATCCCGTGTTTTTAATGGATTACAGAAAAATATTTAAACAAGATTTTGTTTCTGGCGACATGAACTATTTTGGATTTAGAGAGTTTGAAGTTAAGTGGAACTATTTATCTGTCGAGTATTCGTCTATAGGACATATTTTAAAATATGTTGATACGGCGACGCTAGCTAAAGCAAAAATAAGTTGTCGTGATTCAAAAATTGTTAAAGCTCTCGATGAAGCTCTTAGAGCTTCTGCTCCTGTAACACAACAAACGTCTTCAATTAATAATAAACCAAGAAAACAAAAATCAGCTTTTGATCGCGTAAATCAGGCGATTCAAACGACTCCGCTCTATAGTCCGTATGTAACATATGTGCCGCCCAAAACATATCGCCAGAGTCTCCGCGCTACGCTCAAGACGATAAAACCTTCAAAAAATAAAAAACCCGATATTCAAAGTGCACTTAATGATAAAGCTTTTGATGCCGCTCTAACACGATATGGGTTGTCAAAAGACGATTTAAAAAATGCCGACAAGATAGTGGCGCTTATTAGACGAGCAAAAGAAGAAGATACTCGTTTAATGGGAGGCTTTGTGGGCGAATTAAATGGAGTTATTGCTTCAGCCTATAGAGAAAATGAGCATCTATACGATTGTCAGCTACTCAAGCCTATTGATGTAAAGATCTTCCCGGGTATGGTGGTTGAATCTGATAATGATAGTATAAAAGCGAGGTCTCCAAGGTTCAAAGGATATGTAACTTCGATATCTCATGTCATCGATTTTAATGCAGCGACGATGAAAACCAATATGAATATCTCTAGAACGGCTTCCGATGATTCTGCAGTGATCGCATCTTTTAATAGCGAAAATTAATATGAATAATTTATTACTAAATAATCCAGCCAAGGGTCCAGGAGCGAAGATATATTTCTGCAAAGTTATTAGATTTTTACCTTCTAGTAATACTATAGATTGTGTGACAATCGATAATAATATTTCATTATTTGATTGCAATATTGCCTGTTCGATGCCAGCGGGTTTTGCGTATGGAACACGATATTTTCCATCTCATGATGATCAAAATCCTGAAGCTTCATATATAAATTCTCCAGGAGATCTGTATTGTGTTGCAGCATTTTTAGAAAATGATTATAATAATGCTGCCGTTTTAGGATTTTTATTTCCTATGGAAACTACGTTGTCGATAGCAGAATATGGGTTATATATTTTTAGGCACGAATCAGATGTAATATGGATAGTTCGATCAGATGGAACAGTGCAGCTATATCACCCCAGCGGTAGTATTATAAAAATCGGAGACAATGCAGATAATGAAGTCGATTCAGACAGAGAGCAAGCTGGACTTTATCCCGCTAAAACCGATGGGTTACATATACGTTCGATAAAAGATTATAATGATGAAAAAGAGACTAATTTATTTATTAAATGGCATGCAGGACAAGAGATCACTATTGATAATGTTGGTAATGTAACGCTAAAAACAGGCGATTCGAAGATTTTAATGACGGGTGGCGAAATCGATATAAACAGTTATGTAAAAACTAATAATCATGTCGAAGTAGCCACAGGGGCAACGGGTGTATTTGCAACGATGTCGGCTCAAATTGTAACTGTTCAGAATGGCATTGTTGTCAGTATTGCCCCAGCTTAGGAGATTAATCGATGGAAATGCAATATTTTGATTCACTTACAGATAAGATTAATAGTGCAAACACTTGCGAAGGCCTAACGTCTATCGAGGCCGATATTACAATCGAGCTGAATAAGCAACTTGCAGGCGCTCAAGCAACAATAAATAAATTAGCTCCTGTTGTTACTCCACCGACGAACCCGGGCCAAGCCGTTACGTGGATTCAGAATTTCATAGCTCTTATTACTGCTCCGTATAACGAAGCAATTTCAATGACGACAACTATACCGTTAAAGGCGGTAGAACTTGCTAATTCTATTGCCGCTAAACGAAGTGAGTTAGGATGTAGTTAATGGCTAACAAATTCAACCCACAATCTAAGAATCTTATTGTTTTGTCAGTAAAAATACGTACTACTGGCGATATAATTAATTATCTATTCCCCTTGAACCCTGCTTCGCTTTCAATAAACCAGGCGAGTAGAGTTAGTTCTACGTTTACGTATGGAGCTAAAGTATTTCAGAACCTCGGTGCTGGACTAAAGACTATTTCTATTGAAGGGCATACGGGCTATAAGTTATCTTATGGACGATATGGACTTCAAGAAGGAAAAAGTCAACCAGGATCAGCTGTTACATCTAATACTATTTCCGATAGTGCGACAGGTGCGGGACACTGGCTAGATCTCTATGCTATTATTCAGCTGATAAAGGGCGAAAATAAATATCTTTCGGGCGTTTCTGCAATAACAGATTCTTTTTCAGTCGACAACATCGATAATATCGAAACCATTAGCGTGACAATTCCAGATCAAGGCATTACATACGACGTTCTTCTTCAAAACGATTCGTTCTCTAGAAATAGAGAGCAGCCGCATCTATATAAATATAAACTCGATTTTATCGTTGTTCAGGAATCTTTTGGAGTTCCTCTTGCAATCACTTTTGATGCATCGCAAATTCCCGATACGGGTTCTCTTGTAGCTTCTTGTACAAAATTAGCCTCGACTGTTAAAAACTTAAAAGCTGATTTCATGAGTCTTACGGGTATTCAAGCTATTTCTGATGCTATTGATAATGGCATTAAATATGCAAATGACGTGGTAACAGTTGGCAACTTTGCTATTACACAAATAAATTCAACAATTAATGATTTAAGACGTCTTGAAAAAATAACCGATGTCGTTAACAAGGTTTCAGCGAATATTGGTCTTATTCGAGGAATAGTTCTACAACTCAAGACATTCTCTAGCCTAAGCTCTGCTTTCTATGAACCGTATATTGCTCTAAAACATTTTAATGCTCAAGCGAGCTTATTGCAGAAATCATTAACGGGTGATCAGCAAAATCTTGCCTTTAATATCAATTTGACTAGATTGGCTTCGGTCTCAGCTCCAGTAACGTTAGCTTCGAATAAAGCTACGGTGGCGCAATTCCAGAAAGATATACGTCAACTAAATCGTATTTCTTTCCCTTTTCCTATTGATCGAGTTGAAGAGATTACAACGAATGGTATAACTAAGATCAATGTATTTTTCAAAAATCGTCCGTCTGCTCTTGGAATTTCAAGCATCAAAATATTTGAAGTAAAAGATTTTGGAAATGAAAATGATCTAGTTGAAACATTCGGCGACGCTAAGATAATTCTATCGACGAATTATAATACGTCCGGCTATTTTTATAATTTTGTAATTGAATATAACTATGCTACATTCGAGTCCGTTGTTCAGCCCAAATATAAGAGCATAAAGAGAATTTTGATTCAAAAGGGTGAAACTCTTGATTCTATTGTGAAGAAATATGCTCCCAATGAAGCAAATTCTTCTAGATCATATCTTTCAGAAATAGCTTATTTAAATAATATCGAATATCCGTATATAGTAACGTCCGATAATCCGAACTTTATAGCATATTTTGGCTCATATGGATATAAGATATTTGAAACAAACGGCGAATTTACTCAATATATATATAATATCGATATCGGAGCAACCCCTGGCCAACAGCTTCCGCTATATGATAGCACAACGGATCTTCTTGATGATCCGGCTGTTTTTCTATTACAACAGCAAGAAGTGATTAATCAAATTAAAACAGGATCGAAATTCTTTGTACTTCTATTTAAAGAAACTTATTCAAATAGATGTTATGCAGTTTTTGGAATAACAGATACAGCTGCCTCAACGTGTAGTCTTTTCTCTCCAGAAATAAAGAGCTATGTGATTTGTGCGCTCGAAAAGGGCAGATCATATGATGTTGATAATAATTCATTATTCGAGATATTAAGTCCCTATACGATGACAGGTGATTTAATTGATTATTATGATCAACGAGACTATTTTGATCTTATTGCTGCTCCGACGATTCCTCTTTTTCATACTAGTATTTCAGTAATGTATCAGATATATTTACAAAATGTTGGCTCGTTTATTCTACCTGAACCTTCTAATACTGTTTTACCAGAAGACAGTTTTTTCACATATACAGAAGACGATAAGATCTTCTTAGCAGGTGACGATGAAAATAAAAGCTACGTAATTTTAACTAATTTTACTGCAACTGGTTCTGCAGTGATTAGTTCATATGTCATTGCTGCTTTTAGTGTCTATAAAATATTATCAGATGGACAAGAAGTTATGCTTCCGTCGTTGGAGAATAAGTTCTTACCATTCACTGAGGCATTTACGAAAGAAGATACATATAAAGTTGATCTCGATGTTAGATTCCAGTATTTGGACGATATTCATGTATCGATTCTACCGAGACCCGATTTAGGAGTCGGCCAGGGCTATCTAGACTTTAAACTTATTAGCGGTCTGAATAATGTAAAGCAAGCAATAAAAGACCGATTAGAATGCCCACAGGGTGGTTTAATCTTGCATCGAAATTATGGTTTACCTGTTCTGCTTGGTAAGAAAAATACATTAGAGCATCTCATTCTTCTCCGCTATAACCTCTTTAATCAGTTAATGTCCGATAAAAGAGTAAGATCTACAAATGACATTCAAATACAAGATGTAGGAGATGCAATTAATGCGCAGGCGTCTATTGTACTTGTAAATAATGACGATGTACTTATTAAGACCACTCTATAAGAGGACGAGATGACAATACAAATAAAAACAGCTGATACGATTAAAACAGATTTCATTAATTTTTTAAGATCAGCGATAGAAGAGAACGGCGGTCCAAATGTTACCGACTATAACGTCGGTAGTGTTTTGAATGTCCTTGTTGAAGCATTTGCTGACGTCCTCGAGAACTACTATTATGATCTCTTTCAAATTACACGAGATTCGCTAGAGAACATTTACAATGGCTTCAACTTCTTCAAGATTCCTGGTAAGAAAGCGATTGTGTCTCTAATTATTTATATCGACGCTCCCGGAGTGTCTTCTCTAAACTCAACATTCTTTTCGATCCCACGAGGGACAAATGTTTCTACAGACGATGGTTCAATACTGTTTGAAATCGTCGACGATTATTCAACAGACGGTATGATTGTATCGGTTTCGGGTGAATTTTATGGTAAGATACAGTATTCAGTTCAAGCAATTTGTACTGAATCGGGCTCTGCTGGAAATGTTAATCCAAATACAATAACAAAATTCGAATCTACAATTACTAATATAAACGGTTATCCTTATTGGATTAGAAACTCTTCTTCTTCTGGCGGTACCGACTCTGAATCGGAATCCGATATGAAAAATAGATTCCAAAAGTACCTCATATCTCTTCGTAGAGGCACAAAGGAATCACTCGAATATGCTCTAGCAACGAATGCGGCTTTTACAGGTCTTATGTACTCAGTTAGTGGCTTCAGATTTTTAAACATTGTCAAACAGTGGTCTTATTCTATGGGTACAGATAATTATGATCAAGACTTAACGCATTGGAACAAGTTTTTTCCTTCATACTCGCTGTTTGTAGATTCGGACGCTCTCAGTACATCGGCTCCAGAAACCAATCATCCTTTTTATCTGTATATCGGCGCGGAAGATAAGTTTAACAACCTTCTTATTTCTACTCAGTCTGTTCCATCTCTTGGAGATGCTGGAAGTTATTTGATTATTGGCGTTAACAATCCGCTGTATGCATTGGGAAACATCGATGGCTATGTTCCAGTTAACGGAGGTATTGAATATTGGGACGTTGTTACGCAGAGCTGGGAACAAGCTGAAGTTTTAAATGTAGATTTAGCATATGATTATGCGCTTATTGCGGAGCAGTATTTAGCTTGGCAGATCGATACAACTAGATGGGGAAAATCACAAATAAGAGATTATACGTCTTACTTCATACGAATCAATATGCGAAAATCAGGACCCAGCAGGCCCAATTTTGATGTGTATAAGGTTATGACCTATCCATTTCCTGGCTATATAGATATTTATTGCCTTAAAAATTATCGCGACCCTGTTACAATTGACGATAAGACATTAATTACTGAATCTATAGACAATTATAAAGCTGCGGGTGTAATAACTACAGTAACAGACGCTTCAGTTATTCAAATTCACCCGCTGATCATTATACACACCAGTGATCTAACGAATTCATTGGTGCCTTCTGATCTCGTTGAGAGTATTCGAACAGATGTTATCAATTTTTCTAACTTAAAGAATATTGGAGTTGATTTTGTTAGAAACGAACTCTATGCATATCTGTATCAACGATACAATCAATATGGAAATCTCTATATCTATTATCGATACGATCCGTCTATATATGAGGATTTAGGAAATAGCGTGTTCAAAGAAGGATTTAAAGATAATACATTAGACTCTGCTATTAATGAGAAAGTTGATTTGTTACTTTCAGACATTTATATCGTTCGCAATCTCAATGCAATATCGAATACATTAACGGGTTACAAATTTACCGATGTGCCAGCTTCGGGATTCTTTAACGATTATTATAGAGATACCCTTGGCGGCAACTCCGATCTCTATCCAGCTTATTAACGAGGGAATAAAATGGCACAACACGATCAGTTTTTCAAAACGGGATTTAATTACGGGGGCGGATCTTATGATGCTCTAGCTAAGTGGCCAAACATACTCTTTGGCGATCAAGAGGTCGGTTCTGTCGGTGGATATATTTATAATTCTCTCGAGGGAGATCTCTTCGACGATACTTATGTCAGTATAACGGATGGAACAATCAATATCGTTTCTTCAAATCCATCTCCTGGTTTTGGTGGTCTTGTTACGCCAGATTGGTATTATCAATATGCGGGTGTCGGTTTTGTTCAGCAAGTTGTATCGGCAGTATCAATTACTGCAGGGCTCTGTACAATAGCATTCGCTGCTCCGCATGCATATGTAGTTGATGATATTATTTCGTTAAATGGTATTGTATGGGATGCAACTCATCCGAATGTCAATGGCGTCTGGAAAATCTTTTCAATTCCTACGAGCAGCAGTTTTACTTTTGAAATAAATGCCGAGAATGTGGCAGGATTTTCTCTTACTGGCTCGCCACTAGTAACTAAAGGACCAGTTTTTGAAATACGAGATAATCGTCCTACAAACGATGCAAAAGGGCTAAGTTTTACGTCGACTTTATTTACGCCTAAGCCCGTTTATCTTGTTAATCCTGGTTATAGAAGAGTTCTCCCATCTGATCTTTATACGAGATTTAGGTTTCAAACAGGCTCAGATATTACACCACAGGGCGGAATAAATTCTAACCTCTTTAACGTCTTGCTTCCTGACGGCATAACAAATATAAAACCCGTATTGTGGGCTTATTTCTTTGGATATAATGATCCCACGCTTGCTCTTCGACCAACTGCAACTCATTTTGAAATTGCATTCAATTCATATGCAGTTGTTTTACGTCCTTCTGGAAGCGGTTCTAATTTAGAGTTCGCTATTTTGAAATTCAATTGGGGAACAGATGCTGGAAATACTTGGATGACTAGTATTATTAATACTGATAGATTTAATAAATACACTGTTGAGGGAACAGACTTGGGTTATCTTGTATCGTCAAATCCTGAAGTTGGTAGGGTGGCAGGAAATGCAGTAGTTACTGAGCTTGCCAAATCTGACTCATTCACGTATAACTCAGAGTTTGCAGTAAAAATGAATTTGAAGATTACGATCAGAAAACATCTTCTATCAGACTCCATATTAGATGGCACCTATATTGTTAATTTAATGATTAACGATGACTACGATGTCTTTGGTGAAAGTGCGCACTATGATTCTATATTGCATGCTTACATACCGAAGCCCATTCCTCTTTACAATACAACAGACGGAACTCAGCCGCATGATAGCATGCTTATGCCGATGATGTATTTCAAGTTCAATAATATAAATGAAGCAAATGTGGGAGCACCCGGATTTGATCTTTCTGTTCCTGGTTCTAGTAAGATCGTTCAAGACAGTCTATTGTTTAAACAACTAAATGCTGCAGCCATCAATTCAGTGGGAACTTCATATCTTTATTAAGAGGTAATAAAATGTCACAATTATTTAAAAACAACGCAAAATCTAGACTAAAAGAGGCTATTGGTCTATCGGCCACTTCATTTGCTGTAACTACTGATCACGGTAATCTTTATTTTCCGACGCTTCCTTCTGGCGATGATCACATGTTAATAACTCTTGAAAACTCTACAGGCGATAAAGAGATTGTCAAAGTAATTGAACGGGCAGGAGATACGTTTACGGTTGGTTCAGTTCCTGGAGCTCCATCGGTGCTAGGAAGAGGACAAGAAGGAACAACGGCAATGGGTTTTGAAGCTGGAGACCTTGTTGAGCTTAGACTTACTGCAGGATTTATTGACGCGCTTAAAGAAGGTTCGATCGTTTATGTTATCGATGGTGGAGGTTCTGCGATTACAACAGGTCAAAAAGGATGGATTGAAGCCCCATTTAATGGGACTATTAAGAGCGTTCGTCTATTTGCCGATCAGCCGGGCGGCATTGTCATTGATATCTGGAAAGATTCATATATTAATTACCCGCCCGATAATACATGGGATTCAATAACGGGCGCGACGCAAGCAACAATTACGGCCGATCAAAAATCTCAAGATTCTTCATTGGTTGATTGGACAAGAAATTTTTCTAAGGGCGATATTTTTGCTTTTAATGTCGATTCATGCACTACAATTACTCGATGCACGATATCTATGACTGTCGACAGGTGGTAAGTGTTTAATTTTCACGCAGTTAATACAGCCGAGGTAAATGCTTCATCAAGACCACCTGATGCTCCCTTGTTGTCAGTATTGGCTGCTGAAGATACGAACACTCTTTCTTGGTCGTCGCCCCTTTTTACAGACTTTTTTACGATCTATTGGTCTGACGATCCTTTTACGAGCATAGACGAGCCGGGTGTTCGTGCGATAGATACACCGCACGGCCTTGCGCCCGATCCGACTACGGATATTTCATACGTTCACGTTATCCCAGCAAATTTCAGCCTTTCAGTCCTTTATTATAGAGTTCTTGCATACAATAGGAACGGCTCAACTCTATCGAATCAGGAAGATAACTATAACTTCAAGCTTGCGATTTATGAAGAAATCTATAAGAAGACTCTCGACGATCTCCTTTTAAGATTCACTCCAGAGATTAGAAAGCAGTATGAAGATTCTCAGCTATGGCGTTCATTTGTCCAGGCTCTTTGTTCTGAGTTAGCTCAAAGTAGATTCGAGATAAAAGAAGCTCTCAAACAGCTCAATCTTCAGAAGGCTGTTGATGTTTTCCTCAATATGTGGAATGGTATCATCGGTATTTCTAGAAATAATTTGACTGACCCTGACACCGGGCTGCTTGTCTCAGAAACAGATGCAGAGTATCGACAAAGACTAGTTGATAATGTGTTTTGGGATAAGATTTCAAATTTGGCTCTAAAGAAAACAATGCTCTTAAAGCTTGGTTATGATGGTACTGTTCTAGATGCCGGTACACCGCCAGACGCTTTTAAGATTATTCCCGAAAAAGTTCCAGCCAAATTCAGCGCCCATCATGGTCTAATGTATTTTCCTGGTGAGAACATTGGCTTTTTATTTATAGGTCCCAACGGCGCCGCTACTTGTGTGTCGGATGACGGGACAACGTTGACGT